CTACGTCACAAGATTTCACCACCACGAAATGCTTGGAGCGCACACCAGTTTCATAGAGAAGAAGGCAGAGGTCTATCAATAGACCCGTCTGCACCGAACCAAAGAGAAAGATTCGACCACGCATATTTCACACTTGGCGACGCACGGGTGGTAGACGAAGCGTGGGTACGTCTATCTGGTCACGAAATCAACATACCTACAATCGACCAGATATTCCTAGTCATCACAATACTAGACGAAAACGTAGTCATCCGATTCCAGCTCAACCCATACGGCAGACAGATGCCAGCTGTTATCGGTGGTCTATACCAAGACTCGCACAAGACGTATGGTCAATCACTCTACGACCTTATCTTGCCGATGCACGATATAGCTACATACCTGATGCGTTCACGTATCGACAACATTAGTGCAGCACTTAACAATCTGATATTTGTTGACCCAACACAGGTAAGTGTTCCTGACCTAATTGACAGGAATCCTTGGGGCGTTGTCAGAACATTGCCAGGTACAAAGCCTGGGGACGGTGTATTTATTGCACAGGTTCCAGACGTAACCCGTGGTCACTTCAATGATATTGCAGCAATGTCTGAACTCAAGCAAAGAGTATCAGCAGCATCCGACGCACAACAAGGTATGCCAACATCAGACGGCATCCGAACAGCAACAGAAATACAGCGTCTAACACAACTAGGCTCACAACGTCTTGGGGTTTTAGCTCGTGTTATGTCAGCTACCACCATCCGACCTATGGTGCGGATGATGGTATCAAACATTCAGGACAGTCTATCAATGGACGGCTCTGTTAAAATAGACGAAAGAGAAATGCCAAACCAACTATCCGATATGGTTGAAGACGGCTATCTCGACTTTGACGTGCAGAAAGATTTACAAGGCGATATTGATTACCTTGTGATTGACGGCACATTACCACTCGAACCAACACGTAATGCTGAGACATGGATGAACATGCTACAGATTATGGCGCAGACAGGTTTGAATATGGAATACAACGCTGGTCAGATTGCTGAAGAAGCTATTAGAGCTATGGGCATTACAGATATGGACAGGTTCCGTATCTCGAAAGACCAGATGGCACAAGACGGCCCAAGCCCATCTCAGCAAATGCAGCTTATGGAAAAGATGCGAGGTGCATCAGTACAACCGAATGAGAACGTCCAGAAAGAAGTTCAGAAAGGCAACCTCATTCCACTAAGAGAGAGGCAAGGACAATGAGCAAGGTAGAAGCACTCAAAGCCTCCATTACAGACAAGAAGATAGTTGACTTGATGGAGGAGAACGACAGGCTCTTGGGGTTAGAGCTTACAGAAATGAACAAGACGAGGACGTCTGAATACAAGTCAATCAAGGACAAAATGACAGCTATGGAAGAAACCATAGTCAAATTAGAAACAAAGATTGAGTCACTAGAAGGAGCTGGTCAGGACGACAAGTATAAGATTACTAAAGTAAAACTAATACAGTTGATGAAAGATTTGGGGTATTACAACTAATGGCACAAACTCAACCAACAGGCGAACAGATACGATTCCGTTCCTCTAAGACAGGGGAACACATTTTAGATACGTACATGGAGAATACCGAGAAGGGTACACGTACTCTTCCCGATATGATTGACGACCTTTTTGACGGGTCAGGCGTATTTCGTTCAACTAACTTTGAGTTTAGATTCGACCCAGCCACAGACAAGATACAAGTTCGTGTCGGTCAGTTTGCAAACGCAACTGCTGGTTATCAGGACATTACAACATTTTTTAACGTCACAGGCACATTTAGCTCATCAACAACATATCAAAACTTCGATGTAGTAACAGACAGCATCAAAGACGTGTACATCGTACACGGGCTAACTTCAGGACAAACTTTTTCTAGCGAATCAAATTTTACATCGAGCAGCAACACAACAAAGATAGTTGATGTTTCCGAAGCACGAGCTTATGCCATAAAAGTAAACGGAGCCATTACAGGAACTGAGTATAGTGCAAAAGCCTGGGCTATTGGAGGCACAGGTGTAACAGGCGCAGCCAACGGCGGTAACGCAAAAGACTGGGCAACAAAAGTAAACGGCACAGCAGATAATGCAGAGTTCTCCTCGAAGGCCTACGCTCTTGGCGGAACTGGTGTAGACACCACCACTGGTTCTGCCAAGGACTGGGCTATCAAAACAGGCAGTACAGTTGGCAACACAGGAGAGTATTCAGCAAAGTTTTGGGCGACATCTACAAACGTAGTCACAGTTGCCAATGGAATTGCAAACATCAACACCGTTGCAACAGGCATTGCTAACGTCAACACCACAGCTACAAATATAGCTGACATCAACACCGTTGCTGGAATCAATGCAAACGTAACAACAGTAGCTGGGATACAAGCTAACGTAACCACAGTTGCAACGAACAATGCGAATGTGACCACAGTTGCTGGAATCTCGTCTGACGTTACAAGCGTAGCTGGTATTTCGTCTGCGGTATCTGCCGTAAACTCAAACGCTACGAACATTAATGCCGTCAACTCAAACTCAACTAACATCAATAGTGTCGCTGGTATAAATTCTAACGTCACTACTGTTGCTACTAACATAGCGAACGTAAATAGTGTTGCTGGTATATTCTCAGGGACACAGACGTTTACTGTTACAGTTGTGCAATCGGGTGGTAACAAGTTTGCAATAGACGGCGCAACAGCACCAGCTTTAACTCTTGTAAAGGGTTTTACATACACATTTGATGTAAGTGACAGCTCTAACTCTGGACACCCTCTAAGATTTAAAGACGCTTCTGGAAACTCTTTTTCTACAGGCGTAACAGTTAACGGAACGCAAGGACAGTCTGGAGCTACTGTAGTTCTTGCGGTTCCAACATCAGGAACACAGCCAGCAAGATATTATTGTACCGTTCATGGAAACGGTATGGGTAACTCAATTACCACGCAAAACAACGACATTGCTACAGTCGCAACAATATCCTCAGACGTAACTGCCGTATCAAACATACACGCAAATGTCACAACTGTTGCTGGAATATCATCAAATGTAACATCCGTAGCTGCCAACAACGCAAACGTAACAACGGTTGCGGGTTCAATCGCCAATGTAAATACAGCTGCGGGCTCAATCGCAAATGTCAACACAGTCGCTGGTTCAATAGCTAATGTAAACACAGTGGCAGCGAACGTCACAGACGTAAACTCATTTGCTAACACTTACGCTATTGGGGGTTCTGCTCCATCAAGCCCAACAACAGGCGACCTTTGGTATGATACGTCTGCAACGCAGATGAAAGTATATAATGGTTCTGCTTTTGTACTATTCGTCACAGGTTATGATACCGACAATCTACCAGAAGGCAGCTCAAACCAATACTTCACAAACGCAAGAGCAGACGCTCGAATCACAAATGCTTTCGGCAGTAACGTAACTCTTGGAGCGGAGCTTAGAGGCCCAGCTACATTTGTTATCGACCCAGCAGCAGTTGGCGACAACACAGGTTTGGTTCAAATCAAGGGAAGTTTGCAAGTAGATGGTACGACAACCACAGTAAATTCTGCTACTTTGGATGTGACTGATAAGAACATTACTGTCGCCAAGGGTTCTGCAAATGCAGCAGCCTCTAACGGAGCTGGGATTACAGTCGAGATTGGAAGCGGTACAGACGCAACATTAACATACGCAAATACGGATGATACGTGGAACGTAAACAAGAATTTAAAAATAAACGCAGCTTTAGCAGCGACACAAGACGACGCTGTTGCACTAAGCATTGCGCTTGGGTGATAGGAGAACTAGATGGCAAATACATTTAAAAATGCGACAGCACAAAAAGTAGATACAAGTTTTGTTACAGTATATGACGCTAACGCAGCAAACTTAACAGCAACGGTTGTTCTTGGTGTAGCACTCTGCAACAGAACAACAGGAACAATCAAAGTAAGCTGTGTACTCCGAGTTGGGGGTGCAGACGGAAGCTCAAACGCAAATCACCGATTGATACTAAACGACGTACAGATTTTATCAGGAGCTACCCTCGAAGTCATGGGTGGTCAGAAATACATACTGCAAGCAAACGACGACTTACAGTTTAAGTCAGACACTGCTGACAGCCTCGATGTTGTCATGGGCGTAATGGAGATTACTAGCTAATGCCATACTTAGGACAGTCACCCAAAGAAACGTTTAGCGCTGCTACTTCTCAAGTAATCACGGGCAACGGAGGCACGTCTTACAGTTTAAACACTGCTGTTTCTTCTCCCGAAGATTTAGAAGTATTTGTTAACAATGTCCAACAGCAACCAACAACGACTTACACTGTAAGTGGCTCAACAATTACTTTTGATGAAGCGCTTAACTCAACGGACACATGCTACGTTGTATTTCGTGGGGCAAGAAAAGAGTCACGAGTACACCCAGCGGGGCAAAACCTTCAGGCAGCAAACATTACTGCAACTGGAAACGCAACAGTTACTGGTGACCTTACTGTAGATACTAATACACTTTTTGTAGACGCATCAATCAACACAGTAGGTATATTAAACACTTCCCCTGGTAATTACTTGGACGGCGAGTTTACTGTAGGTAATAGCACCAAAGACCAATACATAAATGTTGTAACAGGAGCTGCTAATGCAGCTGGAATATGTTTTCAGGACACTACTGGCACAAGTATTGTGGGCGGGTTGCGTTACACACACGGAGATAATGGATTAGCTCTTTGGGCTGGGGGGTCAGAGATTGCAAGGATTCAATCAACTGGATTGAAACTTACTGCTGGAAAAGGAATTGATTTTAGTAATAACGCAAATGCTTCTGGTTCAGATACAGAGCTTTTAGATGATTACGAAAGTGGTACATGGACAGCTAGCTTCAGGTCTCACAGCAATGGAACAGAGACTACTCCAGCCAATCACGACACCACTACACAAGACACAGCTGCGGAATATGTAAAAATTGGAAGGCTGGTTTTTGTAAGTGCTTGGGTAAGCGTTGATACCAAGAACAATCACATATTTTTTGATTGCACGGGCCTTCCATTTGCTAGTGCTGCTGGCAGTGGAGGCGTCGGTATGGCTCTTCCTCATTTAAGAGGAATACGTTTTGGTTACAGCAGCACTTATATTATGGACAAAATTACGATTAGCGCTCAAATTTCTAGGGGTGGGCATACATCGTGTAGTTTTTCTACAGCAGCTACGTACACACCGTTTTCAGGGTATTGGCACGTTTTAAATATAAATGGTGGAAAATACGTTGGTTTTGCTGGAACTTACGAGGCAGCTTAAAGGAGATAATTATGGCAATAACAAAAAGAGAAGAAGTAGATAAAATTGAAATTGTTGGACAATTTAAAATTATTCAACAAAGAATATCTACTGTAATTGAAGAAGACGGCAAAGAAATATCAAGAGCCAATCACAGGGTGAGTTTTACGCCAGAGGACGACGTTTCTAAAGAATCAAAAGAGGTTCAAGATTTAGCAAAAATCTACCACACAGACGCCGTTAAGAAGGCTTACAAAGAATCTAATGTTCATCCAACTGTGAGAGATAACGAGGGTTCGTAATGGCAAGAAGTAAAATTACAGAGGCTTCTTTATCAACGCCAAGCCAGTTTTTTGCTGTTGGAGGCACTCTGACTCAGTACCGCAGTGGTGGGGTTACATACAGAGTTCACTCATTTACAGATACTGGTAACCACAAAATTGTATTCAACGCCACAGGTGCTGTTGATTTTCTTATTGTTGCGGGCGGAGGTGGCTCCGCAGCTGCTGAAGGCTACACGGGCTCTACAGGTGGCGCTGGTGCTGGAGGTATGGTCGAAGGCGCATCTCAAACAATAGCTCGTGGAGAATACACAATCGTTGTGGGTACTGGAGGTGCAAAATCTACAGACATAAACGCTCCAGGTAGTAATGGTGGCGACAGTTCCTTTAACAGTTTTATAGGCAAAGGCGGAGCTGGAGGAGGAGATTATGAAGGTGGTCAAAGAAATGGTGGCTCTGGTGCTGGTGGCTCAGAAGACAATGAACCAGGCGGTACATCAACACAAGACACATATTCTGGAACAAGTGGTGTAACTGGATTTGGAAACGCTGGTGGTTCTGGCGGGCCTTACGGGGGCGGTGGTTCTGGCGGTTCTGGAGGTGGAGGCGGAGCTGGTGGAGCTGGCACGAACGCAAATAATGCAACTGCAAACGGAGGTGTTGGGCGTGCAAACAGTTTAAGGACAGGGTCAAATGTAACGTACGCACGAGGCGGTAACGGATACGCACACAATGAAAGCTCCGTAGACGAAGCAGCAAATACTGGTAACGGCGCACACGGAGTTTCAAGCACAGGGGGCAATAACACTAATAGTGGTAATGGGGGCTCTGGGATTGTGGTAATAAGATATGCTTTATAGGAGTTTAACATGCCATACATAGGACGTGAGCCACTTAGCTCAGATTTTAAAAAACTAGATAACATCTCCCCAAACGGCGGTGCATCTTACAGTCTTCTATTCAATGGTGCAGCATACGACCCAGGCAGTAGCACTCGTCTTATCGTTTCGGTAAATGGTGTAACGCAAGCCCCAGACGTAGCGTACACAGTATCAGGCTCAACAATTACATTCACAGCAAACTTAGTATCTGGCACAGACGTAGTTGATTACATTGTAGGAATGGGCGACGTCTTCAATGCTGGTGCGGTTGCAGACGGTACAGTAACCCCAGCAAAACTTGCCTCGACTCTCGTCTTGGACGACACACCCATACGAACTAATATAAACTCTTTAAATAACTCGGTAACAGTTGCAGCCAATCAGAACGCTTTTGTTGCTGGGCCAATAACAATTACACAACCATTAACGATTAATGGGACATTTACGGTGGTATAGATGGCATCAGAGCTAACAGTACAAACAATAAAAGCACCGACGTCTGGTGGTAATGCCAACAAGATTTTGATTGGTAGCGGGCAAAACCTTATATCCCCTGGGCATGTAATTCAAGTATTAAACATGAGAACTGATGGTGGCAGAAGCACAACATCAACTTCTTTAGTTAATACTGATATGACTCTAACAATTACTCCAGTAGCAACCTCTAGTAAAATATTAGTTTGGGCAAATATGTATGAAGTTTATACTGGTAATACAAATACTTCCGTTATGTTTTCTATCAATAGGGGCGGAACTATTATTGGTGACCATGCTGGCGCTACGCTATTTTATTCACCAGCAAGTCAATACGGTAATGTTCAAATTCAATATTATGATGAACCTAACACAACATCAGCCACTGAATACAAAATTCAGTTTAAATCTAATAATGGTAACAGTGTATCCATTAACGGTGATAATACACAAAACCATCTTATGTTAATGGAGATTGCTGGATGAGTACGTTATTCGTAGACAATCTCAAGCCGAACCTATCATCAGGCGTTCATGCTAGCGGTCATATTGTACAAGTTACGGATATGACTAAAGTAACTGACTTGCAAGTTACTGTAAATAACTCCTCTTCAAACACAGCAATTACTCAAGTTAAAACAGACATAGTTCCAAAGTTTGCTAATAGTAAAATCATAATAAATTTTCATACTCAAATATTTGGCCCATCTGGTAACTATCTTGCGGTAATGATATTTAGAAGCATCAATGGTGGTTCTTTTGGACACACAACAGGAAAGCCACATGCTTTCATTGGTAACGGTGATTGGCATGATTGCCACATAAGTATAACTGATTCTCCGACATATACTTTAGGACAGACTGTAAGTTACATGCCGTATGTTTACACACACAATACGTCAGCGAACACTTATTTTGGATGGGGCTCAAGTGCTGGTGGTTCGATGACAACACAGTATCTTATGGAGGTTGCACAATGAGTTCAGTAATTAAAGTTGATGCAATCCAGAACCAGTCAGGCACAAGCGCCATAGCGATTGATGTCGGTGGAAGACCAGTATTGTCTGATGCTTGTGTTGCCGTGCAATGCTCTAATAGTAGTAGTTTCGGAACTAGCAGTAATAGCACTTACGTTGGTAATTATAAAATGCCTCTGCCAACATTTACTAGCGCCACTCGTACTGTCCAAGTCAACAGAGGCGGTATGATACTAACATTTCCAAGTTACGCTGGTGGCAATTATGCAAAAATTGTTGTACCTGTTACTGGAGTGTATGAGTACCGTTTTTATGGTGGATGTAGAAACTATAATACGAGCGATTGGTGGACTCACGGCCTTGAAGTAAATAGTGAATCAGCATCTGGTACTGGTAGTCTTACCCATAATCTTTGGAACTTTCAGATGAATAATTCCTCAGACCAAAATGATGATGAATTTGTTCCAACCGAACATAGTTGTGTTATTGCTTTAAATGCAAATGACTACGTTGTTCCATTTGTCCAATCAGTCCAAAGAATAGACTATTCAAATACTAACATGAGGCATGGATTTATATTCAGGCAAATAGGATAAAGACATGGCACTAACAAAACTAAATGACGCAGCAATATCTTCAATAACTAACGCTGGTTTGCCATCCTTAGACCATACGAACATGTCAGTTGGCAGTGTTTTGCAAGTTGTACAAGTTGCGACAGACCATCAACAAAATTTTAATACGACTGC